TTATTTCACCCGTAGCCTCTGTCCCGTATAAATCAGATTTGGATTGGATAAGCCATTAAGTTGTGCGATTGTCTGGTAAGATGTGCCGTATTTACTGGCGATACTTGAAAGCGTATCCCCGCTCTGCACGGTATAGTATTGTGCGCTTCCGTCATTAACCTGATCCTGCACATCGTTATATCGGCTGCCAAGGACCGTCTTGCGCACATCTCCATTTCCATATCTGCCGGATAATACTTCCTGCGCCAGATTGTCCGTACTTGTAATCCAGATATGATTTATGAAGTTCTGTACCTCTTCGTATCTGGTTCCAAGGTTCCGGATTCTGTCTTCTCCATTGCCAAACTCTCCGAGCATTGTCTTGTATGCCAGATCTAAGGTTGAGCCTTCCGGTGTTACTGTTGCCGGCTTCGGAGCTTCTGGTTGTTCCGGAACAACTACGTTCGTCTTGTCGCTGACGGTATATTTGCCCCAGTCCTCTTTGCTTCCGTAGAATTTATCCAGATCGAGATTTCCGTCATATCCAGCAAGCCTTCCGCAAGACGTATACTGCCGGATTGCACAGGTATACTCTCCCTCATTCCACGGTGCGTCCTGATATCCAGTTGGATCGTTATCCGCATACTGTGCGATCCATAAGCCATAGTTGCCTATGTTATCGAATTTGTATGCAATCGACTGGGAGCAATATAAAATTGGATGCACTCCAGTCTTTTCATATACATAGTCCAACCATCCTTTGCACCAGGCATAATCGCAGTTCCCGAAAGAAACATTGTTTCCTACTTCCCAGTCCAGGATTAAAATAGCTTCTCCGAGTCGATCACCTACATTACTCAGGAAGTAATCCGCTTCTGCCTGGATGTTTCCGCCATTGGCATAGTGGTAGACTCCCAGACATTTGCCGGAAGCCTTCGCCTGTCGGTAGGCTCTCTCATAATCCGGATTTACATAATTTATCCCCTCTGTCGCCTTGATCACCACAAAATCACATGGTACAACCGCAAGATTGATCCCGTTTTGCCAGCTACTGATGTCAATTCCATTTAATGCCATAACATTTCCTTTCTACCGCTAACTTTTGGCGATCAAACAAATAGCTTCGTCTGTATGTGCCTATTCGTCCTTATTCATCTGCTTAATCAACTGGTTCACATAATTACTAAGTCCAGCCACTAAAATTCCCTGTACAATTGCCGTAAAAATAGCCATTGCAATATTTTGTGTGCCTTTAAGGTCGCAAGTCGCCACCACATAAATTCCGCAAATCACGATTCCAATAATACCGAGGATTACTGGAATATACTTGTCTGCAACCTTTTCGGTATTTTTCAGACCGATTCCAACAAAATATAGTGCAATTGCGACTACAACCAGTTCTGGTTTCACATAATTTAAAATCTGTTCCATAGCCTTAATCTCCTTTTTCTTTCAGATGCAATTCTTCTATTTCATGCATCATTTTCGTTATCATTCCATTACCGCCTAGCCTGTGATACGCTTTATACATCTCACAGAAATTTTCATATGCATATGACGGTATTGTTCCAAGTTTCATATACTTGTCGTGGTATTCGATAAGCTGTACTCTCAAAAGTAGCATTGTTCCAGCACTATTAGCGTTACGGACTTTTTTTTCTTCCGCAATCCTGGCATCACGTTCCTTTGCATCTGTAGCTTGCTTTTTCTTCTGCTCCTGTAGCAGCCACACGATGTATCCAAGAAAAATCGGTAGTGCGATCATATATGTTTGTAATAAAAATGCTTTCAATATTTTATTCTCACTTTCGTATATTTTATGAAAATGATTTTTCTGGTTTTGCTCTGATATCCATATTTTTCTCCAATTATAAAAAGACAGCTCCGAAGAGTCTGCCTTTCCATCCTGTTATTATAATTTCTCACCACACATCGGACAAAATCTGATCGGTATCCTCATTTCAAAAATATCTTCAACGCTTCCGTAATCGCACACCCCGATATGCATTACAGCCTTCTCGTCTAACTCACCACCAAACAGCCACACCTCCAGCCTTCTCACTTTGCCGCCCTTTTTCAAAACTATAGGACGTGCACCAATCAACTTTGTTCTGTCCTTTTTCCCGAACATAATTTTTCTGCTACAAAATTCACATTTTTCTTTCATTTCATTACCCTTCTGCATTTTTTCTTTTGATTGTAACAAACAAAGTAATGTTCGGGAAATTTTCAACTTATTTCGACATTTTTCGATATCAGTTTGTAATGTAGTATTTAGACTTCTTCAAAATACTGACCAACCAATGTATCCGGCGAGAAGTAAAGGATTATGCTCTCTCCGTCTGTCATTCCTACACAGTTCATCAGATAAACCTTTTCATTCCAACTGTAATACTTACCCTTTACATACTCCATTCCTGCCGTTGTTACCATTTCCGGCACCGTAATTGGGTTCTCCTTAGTTCCAGAGCTTGACGGATTTGCAATAGCTGTCCACAAGCTCGGCGCTACCCCCGGCGCCCAATCTGATTGACTAGTGTGTGCCTGGACGCACTTATACAGGATGTTATTATACTGGATCTTATAATCCTTGGCATATTCTACACCATCCTCTGACCACTCTGGATAGATGGCTTGTACCTGCAGAGCCTGTAAATCTGTCAGCTCCTGCGCCTGGATCTGTGCAACCATAACTGCAGCATTCTGGATTTCTGCCTTTACTTCTGGCAGATCCTCCTTCTTGCACATCGCCACACCGAAGATCCCTCCTGTGTATTCCGTGATGCTATAGAAGTTTTCATAATTCTCATAAGTTACAAGAACATCCTCCCGCTCCTTAACAATCATTTTCCGTGTCTTTGTCGTATCCTGGAAAAGCATCTTGAGTTTTTCCGGAGTTTCGGATATGGTACGGATCAGAAGGTTTCCACCCGCCTGAATATCCGCTGACTGGATAGTTAATTCTGTGGCATCGTTGAAAATAAGTTTCATGTTACTCCTTTCCGGAGTGATTCTTAATTAAATAGCAAAACGGAGAAAACCGAACTAACAGATGAACGGATTGTTGGAAAAATTAACGGAAAAAATTTGTACGAAAAAATCGTGCTAGTAAATAGTATCACGCTTAGTAAGAGTGCAAATCTTGTCAAAGCGTACATTCCTCATGATGTTCCTGTAATAAATCAGGTTATTTCATGTGAAGTATTATGCGGAAGATACAAATTGCCATACATTGACGAAACAGGAATAGTTCATACTTTTTTGTACATGGTAGATGAAAAAAAATTTACTTTAATGAATGACGCCGAGTGGAAAAACTATGCATTTAAATTTATTTTACGCTACACAAAATATGACTAATTGCCTTATGATGCTTTCGCACGCCAAGTAAACCATGTACTTCCAGATCTGTATCCGTATATCAAATAACCTTCGGGAAGAACTCCGATCAGTACACCATCTTTTCCAGTAGCAGCAAAAATACCTTTGGAAAATCTGGTTACTTTGTCGAAGGGTTCATCAGCATTCCAAATATATGAATACTGCTCCTGTGGCAATTCTTTTATTGGTATTGTCAATCCAGATCTTCCTATGAATGCATTTTTACTTAAAATATTTTGCGTTTTGCTATTTAATTAAGAATCACTCCTTACTGTCGTTAATAAAGTTACATGTAAAAATGCATATCAAAAACACCCGACCAGATGCCGAGTGTAAATAAAGCAGTTTATTTACTTATGCACTTAGATATTTTTTATGATGATACTTTACCGATTCCTGATCCACAGTGCAATAAAGCATCGTTGTCTCGGTTTTGGCATGCCCTGCCAATATAGATGCTTCCTGCAGTGGCATTCCTCGGTTTAATGCATTTGTTAAAGCCGTCCCTCGGAATCTATGCGGATGCGCTTTTTCCACACCTGCACGCCTTCCGGTTCGCCGGATCATGTCTTCTATGCCGGCTTTCGTTAATCGGTTGTATGGTTTTCTTGTCCCAACAAATAATGCAGGATTGTTATCGGTTCTGCTCTGCAGGTATTCCTGGAGATACATGTTCGTCCTTTCATTTAAGTAGACCGTCCTTTCTTTTCCGCCTTTACCATATACTATAAGATCTTTACTACTCCATCGGATATCCTCTATGTTTAGGTTTTTCAGCTCGGATACGCGAACAGCTGTTGAATACAAAAATTCCATCATGGCTTTGTCCCGGAGCACCTTGCAATTTCTCAGTAGCATCTCCCGATCTGTGTCACTAAAAGGTCTCTTAATCCTCTTTTCCACCTTGATCTGTTCTACCAGTACCATTGGATTTCGTCTTACTCGGTCCCTGTCTCGAAGCCATCCAAAGAAGCTGCTATAAGCAGCACGTACTCCTTTTAGCGTACTGTTCTTAACTTTGCGGATGCTCTTATAGGCTCTCAGATACCCAGATATATCTCCATCTGTGATATTCGCCACCGGTTTATTTACATAGGATAGCAATCTTGTAAGCTCATATCGATATCGCTTTACTGTCTCAACAGTTTTTCCTTCCAATGCTCGCGACATAAGATAATCTTCCAGATCTATCCGCCAAGAATCATCAACCACCTGCAGCTCCGTCTGTAACACAATCTCACATCCAGAAAATACCATGTACAGTACATTCTTCAACTCCCGGAGGCTTTCCTCTTCCAAAACCGTTTGCATTTTACGCAGCGCTTCCATTATCTTTTGTTCCATACCGTTCCGCTCCTTTTTGCTTTCAGTATAGCTCAAAGCTCTCTGAATACGGAATGAGTTACTGAATTAAATAGCAATTTAGTAAAAACGGCTGTGTACATGAATAATGGTGCATACAATATCGCACCAAGCAACTCGGAATTTCAAGGAACTGATTTCAGTAAAAAGATTCTTGACAATATAGGACTTGTGCATAATTATGATGCTACGAATTACAAGCATACTTTTACAGTTCCGCAAGATGGTATATATCTAATTCATGCGTATATGAACTTCCAACAAGGAGTTGCAAAACAATTGAGTCTATACGCAAAATTGGAAAGAAACAATGTGGAGCAGTCAAGACAGTCTAAACTCATAGGACCTTATAATGGTGCCGATTTTATGTTTCTAAATGAAATCAACGCTGGAGATAAAATACGGTTTACTGTTCTGCAAAACTCCGGAAACGTTATACAGGTTTCTGGTGGATGTAGGCTAAATATTATTCGTATGGGAAAATAAAGTTATAAAAACACTGAATATTCGTACTGTAAATTCCCTGCTTATGCACCTAAAGCAGGGAGGTATAATGTGCAGGCAAACATCTTATTTGGGAAAATGGAAATAATTATGCCTTTACATATGAACAAAATCCATTTTTAACATACAAAATATGAACGAACAATGTAACCGTTGCGGTTCCGTTTCCGAAGTTGTGTCCTTCAATCCCAAATTGATTACTTGTAGAATATCTTGCAGCCATAGATACATTTAACCAAAGATCGTAATCGCCATGAAAATTCCATGCTAAAACCTCTAACGGATAATAGCCAGGTATTGTCGGCAAGTCCCAGGCCCATCGAAAATCAGAATTAGCAGCAACCTTCAAATTTGTTTTTGTGATTTCAACATTTTTGATTATATTATTCATTGCTGTTATTTTGCTATTTAATTCAGTAAGCTCTTCCTTTAACTTGCTGATATTACCGATCACATTAAACAGCGGATTCACCTTTACAATATTGATTCCATTCAGTTCCACGCTATACAGAGGGAAGTCTGACTGCATTGCACCAGTCAAAATGTTTCCATCTACCGCCGTTGGTGCTGTAGCCGTTCCGGTGGAATCTTCTCCCTGGATCACAACCAGATCAACCGTTTCTTTTCCTGTGCTATCCTTTGTGTACCGGAACACGATCAGATCAATCCTGTTCGTTCCAGAATGTCCATTGTTAATCGTAACCAGTGCGCTGTCATTTGCTGGAATCCTTACGTGCCGCCCGTACATGACCGCATCACCATCAGAAATTTTTACAATATTATTGGACTGTACCTCCGCTTTTAACTGGCTACCATTTTCCAATACATATTTTGCACTTCCGAAAATCCCGGCAAATAGTGCACCGTCAGATTCTGCACTAACTGCACGTCCTGTATCTCCTGTATCTAAATAATTTGTTGCCATTGTTATTCCTCACCAACCTTATACGTTATAGTTTCTATGCCATTTTTTATTTTTACAATTTCCTGCGTGACCGGCTCTTTCAGAACAATTCCTGTCGCCCGGTTTCTTCCACCAACAATATCACCGATATCCACGTCTAATTTACTGAACGATGCAGAGACAGAATCCGAACTTTTCAGTTCCTTCAGATGTTCAATTCCTTTTTCTTTCAGCTCTGTAGCTGATTCAGAATTTCCATAATCGTATGTTTCTGCGATCTCATATTCTCCGAAATACGCCTGTTTTTCGGTGATAGCTCCTGTCTTATCTACATACAGATCAATCACCGTTCTGGCTGCCAATTCGCCAGCTCCGAGACAGATCAGATGATTCACCCCTCCGGTTTTCTTTTCGATTATGATCTTCATTCCGTAGTCATCGGAATACTCATATTTCTCTGACAGATCACTTATTGGAACCGCTGATATATTCACACAAGAATCCTTGTCGTTGTAAATTATTTTCAGCTTTGCCCCAACAGCAGACAGCATTTTTACAATACCTGAATAAGCATCGATGTATCTCGGGAATTGATAATTGCTTATCTGTATTCCGGAAGACGTATCCGGAACAGCAAACATATCTACCAGATCACACCGCTTTATCAGCAATGCAAGAATATCATGTACATCACCGGATACTGTCAGGTAATCTTTTCCGGTGTCCGGTCGGATCACTTTCTTTTCCAGAACACCACGCCAACTTCTTCCGGAATAATATACCTTGGATTTTTCTGTGTCGACTTTTACATCATCCACAATACCGCCGTATTCTTCGTCTTTTACATACCAGATGCATCCGGCACTCATGCAGTGATTTTTCACATTCATTTGAAGCTCAAAGTCATTATTGCCTCCGAGTTCCAGATCAACGGAATATTTTTCAAGGCTCCCTTGTGGAAGCCTGTTTACGTCTGTATACATTACTTCCACAATGGTTCACTCCTTTTGTCAATCAAGATTAGATCGAAAGAAAAACTACCATTCCACGCAACGATCTGCGTACCAGCTACAATTTTCTCAAAGATATAATACTCTTTTACGGCTGACCAAAGAACATTTTCAGCATACCCGTCAGTATGCACCAATTTAACCGTTTTTCTCTGTGAATCAATCTCTAATCGTTCACCGGCATTTAAAGAAACATTGACCTGATAGGTATTGTCTCCAATCTTCACAAGCGGTTTTGATACGGAACCATATATCCGCAGCACAAAATCTGATTCCGTGATACTAACATTATTGATCGAGGAAGATGATACCTGATTCAGATAATAATATCCGTATTTGTATGGATATTTCTTCAGATTGTCCATTTCAACGGTTGTTCCTTCTGTCTTCAGGAAATTAAATTCTCTCTCCTGCACCCAGTCCGGCTGATCGGTCGCAATGGTAACTTCGATCTCAATGTACCGTTTTGTCAGATACCACTTTGCTTTCTTCGATGCTACGATATAGCAATTAAGGTAATAGCCGTCCTGATACAACTTTCCTGCCTGGTTTGCAAGGATATCTGCTTCGAAAATCCGGAAGACTGCATTTCTTTTTGCGATCCCTTCTTCCTCAGTGGCTGCTGAAATGATGATCTTCATTTTCTTTGCCTTGACACCCTTATGGAAGTTGGTGATCTCGTCATAATCAGTATCATATTCCCATTCATAATTCCTAAGTTCGGAATCTGTAATAAAAATACCACCCGAACCAAAGTCAATACTTTGGTTCAGATGGTTCACGTATCTTGCTACATCAAGCATACTTTTTCACCAACCTTGCAATTTCTCTATTGTCAAATTCAAATTCTACACCGTTCGTCAGAACATCAATCAGAAGTTTGTACAATCCACCATTCCGCATCCAATTAAAGATTGCTTCCAGTAATGCACGGGTTGCTTCACTGTCACCATTTCCACTTCCGGCATTATTCACAGCTTCCTGAATCATGTCCATCAGATTCTGTGTACCAACTACTGTTTCAGATCCAGCTTCACCACCTGCAAGGAACTGGTTAGACTTAGCGTTATAACCGAAAATAGTCGGCTGATTCATGATCATGCCATCGTCCATTGCCTTTTTGTACCATTCAATTCCAAGCTTCGGAACAGACGGTGGATGAAGTGAGAATTTTCCAGAAATACTGAAATGTGGTAATTTCAAACTCGGCAAGCTCCATGAGAAATTCATGAGTGACTTAATATGACCAATTGCATTACCAACTATATTTTTGCAGCCATCCCACACAGAAGAAAATGCGGACCTGATACTGTTCAATACACCAGTTACTGTCGATTTTGCACCATTAAGACCATTTGATATACTGGACTTAATCCCATTTATTGCACTGGATACATGGGATTTTATCGCATTCCATTCGCTGACAAACTTATTCTTAATATTACTCAGAATACGCGTCAAGTAATTTGCAATGATATTCCAGGCATTACTGATTACACTAGATATAACGCCAAGTGCAGATGAAACTGCTGCCTTGATATAATTCCATGCTTCAATAATATATTCTTTGCAATTCTCCCATATAAACCTCCATGGAAGAGTTATGATCTGAACTGCCGCACTGATAATACTGGCAATCAGCATAATGCCGACTGTAATTATATTCTTGATCGTTTCCCACGCAGAGGATAGTGTACTGGTTATTCCATTCCACAAGTTAATCCAGAAATTCCTGAATGATTCTGAAGTGTTCCACAAATGAATAAACGCCGCCACAATTGCGGCTAGGACCGCCACCACAATAAGCACTGGATTCGCCGCAAACACACCCCACAGTTTTCCAAGACCCGTAACCAGTTTTCCTGCCACAGAATATACCTGACCAAAAGCTGTAATCGCTTTCCCTACAACAAGGAGTACCGGTGTTACGGCTTCAACAATAGCAAGCAATACCAGGATAACCTTTTTCTGACTATCTGGCATTGCATTGAATTTGTTTGTAAGTTCTATGACCTTTTGCGAAAACACCTCAATATAAGGTGTAACCGTTGTTAAAAGAACCGATCCAAGTTCGACTCCACTGTTCTTAATCCTGTTCAGTGATTTAGATACTTTTGCGGATGGGGTATCCATCTTTTCAAGTCCCTGACTGACAAGATCTGTAACATTTGCCATTGATCCCATTGTTTCATTGAAATCTCCGGCAGAGTCATTCAAAAGAGCCATTGCAGCCTTTCCAGCTTCCTGACTGCTCCATAATTCATTAAACGCTGTTCCAGTTTCATCAGAACTTTGTTTTATAAGCTTCAGTGCATCACCAACAGACATTCCATCTTTCATCAGATCCTGGAAAGATTTTCCGGTCTTCTCTTTCAGAATTTCCCCTACATCTGTACCAGAATCACCAAGCTCATTGAGCATGCTGTTCATGTATGTAGTAGATTCCGCTGTTGCGATACCCTGTTTCGTCATGAGCGTGTACATCGTACACAGCTGATCCAGATTGACATTCATCCCTGCAGCTGTCGGGATTACTTTACCCATGCTAGATGCCAGTTCATTGACTGAGGTTTTGCCCAGATTCTGCGTATTTACAAGTTTATTCGCAATATTATCTGCCTGATCAGCTTCCAAACCATAGGCATTTACCGCTGTAGATAACAAATCTACAGATGTTGCCGTATCAGTAAATCCGACTTTTGCCATATTTGCAGATGTTCGGATAAAGCTTCCCAGTTTCTCGACCGGAACAGAAGCTGACAGTGCCTGGTATCCGGCTTCAGTGAGCTCAGTTGCCCCCTTTCCTGTCTCATTTGACAGATTAAGAAATTCTTTGGATAATTTCTGAACAGACACCTGTGAAGTATCAAATAAGGTTGACATCTTCGCCATACCATTCTGGAAATCAGAAGATGTCTTTGTAACAACCGTAAGTGCTCCAGTCGCTGCCGCAGATACAGGAGCAAATTTCTTTCCCAGTTTTACAACTTCACCGCCAGCAGATGAAATCTTTTTGCCAACTCCTGTAACCTTTGTACCAGCGGCTTCAACCTTCTTCCCAAACTCTACCCATTTATTTCCGCTCTTCTCGGTTTCTTCCCCACTTTTTTTGTTATCCTCTCCGGCTTTTCTTCCTTTTTTTCCGGATTCCTCTACTTTTCTTCCGGCTTTTTCAGCGCTACTTCCGGCTTTTTCGGAGGATTCTTTTACTTTATCACAGCCTTCAGAGACAACCTTTTCTGTGTCATTGACCTGTTTACTAACATCATCCAATGACTTTTCTGCTTTGGCGGTATCAATTGCAATCGTACCGACAAGTTTAAATAAATCCATTCGTCACCTCTCCTACTCCGAAGGCTGAAAGGATTGCAAGATAGATATACTATCTAAAACAACATTTTCCTGTTCAGACTCGCTCATGTGAGATGTCTCAATCCGATGCGTTTCTTCAGCTACTCCCTCTTCAAACTCATTGAATGTCTTATCCCACACCTTATGAAGATAAACTTCCCATCTCAGTTCCTTGTTGTACGCCTCTTCAAAATTCAAAAGAAATTCTACAAAGCAACCGGTTTTTATATATGCGTCCAACATACGAAACGGATCATTGTATCTTTTAAAGATCTGATCCAGGACTTCAAATCTCCCTACTTGACTAATCCTGATACAACCTGAAAAAAATCACCGAACTCTTCTTTTTTGAAAATGTCGATGATCATCTGTGTAAATGTTCCAAGTGGTAACTTCGCAATCTCCTGTTCCTTCATTCCAGATACCCCTGCCAGGAACTTGTATAAATCACCTTTGATATTTCCCAGATTCTTCATCAGAAGTCCTACCAGTTTCATTACAACTCTGATTCCGATCTGCTGTGTAAGCAGCTCATTCGCTTTTTCAGCAGTTCCTACTTCTGATTCCTCGTCTTCTGCCGGCTTCATTGCTTCCATGACCTCAGACATTTCTTTAGCATCAAAGCAATTTGCAATATCATCAATACCAATCTTGGAAATAATTTTCACCATTGGAAAAATATCATCCGCGCATAAAGTCCTCAGCTCATAATTTCTTTCTACCATCTCTTACAATCCTTCCTTTCCTTATTTTCTGCCTTCTGCTATTCTTCGTCCTCTGCCTAATCAACTACAGCTTTATCAGAAACGTTCTTTTCTACAGACTGGGAAGCTGCCGGATCCGGGTAATAAATGTGATAAGGTAATACTTTCAGGGTATCATCCTGTTTAACATCTCCTACACATTCAACCGTAACTGCCGGTGATGCCTGAGACTTATGCTTCGGATCCAGTTCAAATCCGGATGTGCATAAAGCATAATCAAAAACAACAATGATAGGCTTCTTTGATACTGTCCTTCCCACAAATGCGAAGTTTTCAAAATAATCTCCTTCCTCAATATCCGGCTTACCCTCCAACACTTTATATCCTTTTGCCGAAGAGGTCCCCTCCCCTGCGATCAATCCTTTTTTGATGATCTCCGGGTTAATCTCGGCAAAGTTAATTTCCATCGTTGCGCTTTCACCAACTTTAACCATTAACCCCTTTGCTTTAATAAATTTTCCATCAACCTCAATATCCTGCACCTCTGGCTTCATAGACAGCTTTGATCCGCCATTAGTTGCACCGATAATCGATTCCGCAAAATTCCATTTCTCACCAGAAAATTTCAATCCTTGATGGATTGTTCCTGCCCCAAACAAAATGGAATCTGGCGTGTCTTTGGTAATTCCATGCTCTTTCCAACTTGTCCATTCATTTGCCATTATTCATTCACCTTCCAACTTTTAATCTGCAAATTCACCTGCAACCGTTTGATATCATTCCCGTCTGTCGGAATACTGGTTGCTGTATCATAAAACACAAGAATGTGTGTCCCGGAATCAAGAACAGCGTGATAACCTTTGATTGTTGAAAAAGCTTTCCGAAGAATCTCTTTCCCATTTTCAAGGTCTATCACGCTGCCTTTTGTTGTTCCCGTTATCATCATTGTGTCTTCCCCAAATCCATCTTCTGCATTGGATGGAATCTCAGAGTATTCGCCTATCCAATACGGATAGACTACTTTTGTGCTCCATTCATAGTATTGATATGGAAGCAACTCTTTCAGTTTCAGGTTCATGTATTCCAGTATTTCATTTGTCATATCATTCACCCAAATCCTTAAAATCTATTTTCGCATCATTCACGATCTCTGGTTTCATAGAATTAAAAGCATTAAACAATGCCCTTGTTCCGCGTTTACCGTTGGTCTTATAGAAATCCACCCCATTCTTTCCGTGAACGATAACAACTTTACCGTTAAATGTAGGTTTCTTTTTCCCCTTATAGGATTTTACCGGAACATACCATGCCCCAGCTCGTCCATTGCCATGTAAAGCATAGTCACCTGTTCCAAATTCTTCCCAGATAGCATTTTCAAGAGAAGAACCGATTGCACAGGTCATAGTTTCTTCGTCCACCTTATGTTGGAAGCTTCCCGCAGTTTCACCAGAGGCTCTCCTTGAATTCGTTGCTGCCTGAGACCGAATATCCCCGCCGGCTTCCTCCAACCAGGCAAGAGCCTTGTGCCTCATTTCCTCAATGATCTCATCTGTGTTATTCTCAAACTCAATCAGTGCCATTTCCAATACCTCCGACAGCTTTCAGATAAATTTCCAGATGCTCATGCATTCCCATTGGATCGTCTATCCACTGTACATCATAGATTTTTCCATCAATCAACATTCTGGATATCTCCGGGTCCTGATCAGCCAGATTCTTACTATAATCTGTCAAAAAGTAATGGCTCGACTCTGCTATCTTGGCATTATAATTCTGGACAGGTGAGCTTCCAGACACTAAATCAAGCCATCCCGGATAAGAACCAACTTCTTTCCAATCAATCAACGGGTTGCCGATCACATCTGTTCCATTTTCACTCTTTACCTGCAAGACTGCGATCTGGTTTCCATCAATCTCCGACATGATCAACACCTCGCCTTCCGATATGGTTTCAGACACCCAAGGAGGCTCACAGGATAACCATTTACCTGATTGCTTGCATCCTGATCAAAATAAGTTACGGAATGTCGGGATAAAGTTTCGGATTTCACACCAACTTTTCCTCGGTTCTTTACCTCCCACTCACACAGATTTATGCAACAATCAATCACATCATCCGGATACACAACCTTCGTAAGCAGTACATGCTCTTCATTTGTAAGATCTCCGTCCAATGTAATTCGGTTATCTTCAATATCTTTCACAACATACAGTCCATTATTATACATACTTTCTGACAGTTGTACGGTATCCCCGGTTATAAGGCCTGGGATACCATTCGCCGCATAAAGTATATTATTGTCTACCATCGTTTCTGCCCGGACACACCGATTCTGAAAACTATTATTTGTATAAGATCTGATAGTCTGTTCAATGGATTTAAGCTTTCTCTCAATCCTTTCATCAGACCAGCCATTAAACCCGATAAGTTTTTTTGCCTCATCAACTGACAGAATCATACGAATCACCGTCCTCTCTACTCCCGGACATCAGCACTTTCTTCTGGTTTTTCGACTTCTTCCACAGTATATCCTTCATGTTCTCTGAACCATGCTGCAAGTCGGTCACTTGTGATCAATGCTGATCCATGTGCAAACTGTGCACCACCGGCACCTTCACCGCAATATCCCGGATTATCTTTCACTTTAACCCTGTATGTTTTCAGCTCTTCTTTTTTCTTCGCTGCCATTGTACATTCCCCTTTCGACTACGCGATTTTTACGTTTCTAATTACGCCTGCATGCTTTGTATTTTTCAGTACCGTAGCGGCTACCATCTCAACCTCTCCGTCTTTTACAGCCCCCGGCTGATTAAAATCTGGAAGATACTGACTGATAGCAGAGCTTCCGGTAATGGTAGCTGCATGGAATCCATCATTCACGTCAAACTTAACAGCATAAATGTCTGTCAGACCAGTAGTAGCAGATGATCCGGATACTGTTCTGGAAATATTATTTTTGACACATGCGTTTGCCGTAACAGTTGTTCCACTTTCTACTGTGTAATGATCCTTCAGATCCATAAATCTGACACCATCCATTGATGTTACTTTCTTGCCAAATGCCTCTTCTGTTTCTGTCTTATACCCCAGGATACGTGCCATTGCCAAGGTATGTGCTGTGATGCGTCAGGACGTTGGAATCCGGAAGGTCAAAAAAGACCTTCTTAATCCAGTGATTTTTGTTTACTGGATTGAAGGTCATCCTAATTTGATAAAATTGTCCCGGTGGAAGCTCTCCACGCAAACGGTCATCAATGATTTCGAGATCCGCCTGGGTAAACTCCGTTGCCTCTTCCATCCATACATCCGTCAGTTTTCCCTTCGGAAACGTAATGGACTTCAGTTTTTCCCGTTGCCTGTCGTCATTCATTCCACGGAAAATGATCTGGTTCCCATTACTTCTACATGTCAGCATCAGGGGGCTTCGGTTGATTTTCCAGTATGCATCCGCTTTATCACCAAACATCTTATACAGTGAACCTGTAAGCTCCGCAAAGGTACTGTCTCTGTTGGTGATATCTGATTTACGCATGGCAACCAGATTTCTTCCCTTATCCTGCATCAGCCGCAAGATATAATTCTGAGCTGTGTCTACACTCTTCCCAGATCCGGCTGAACCCTTCATGACTATGTATCGCTTATGGCTCTGGTCAACCTCTTTAAAGCATGGGTTTGCCTGTACATTTATCTTCACCCTATATCAGCCTCACCATAATCAATTGTGATATTCAGGTCCATATCAGCATCCATGTCTACCTTGTCCGTAAATAATGCATACCGTTTACCGAGCAATTCTGCAGCTTTCAGTCGTTCTTTTTCTGACGGCGCTTTCTCCATCGTTCTCGCTTCACTACAGCCTTCTCCGATTCCTTCTACCACAATCTCCTGTGCCCTGCTTTTGCCCCGGAGAACAGAAGTTAAATACCTGAGGACCTCATCCTGATCAGCAATAAGTTCAGATTCCTTTTCCGCCATTCTCTGTGCGATATACTCTTGGACCTTAACATTTCTTAACAATCTACTTGCCGCTGCAGCTGCTGTAACATCATTCTTAACATTTGGATACGCCACTTTGTAAGCCCGAGTGGCATTTAAATCAATCAGATATTCATCTGCAAATATTTTCTGTTTTTTTGTCACTCGGACTCACCACCTTTTCTATCTTTTTTGTTATTGATGGATCATACAGGTATCGAACCTGTGACATTTCGCTTATGAGGCGAATGTTCTACCGCTGAACTAATGATCCAATTTTGTGTATTAAAAAAGCACCCCGGAGTGTGCTTAAACATTTTAAATGTGAATTTTACGTTAATTTTTTTCCAAAAGACTTGCTTATAATATGTTTTAAGCATATAATGCTGGTGTAAGCATAAGAAAGCTTGATAAATATTTTTATATGTGGAGAGATGTAGATGCTCTCATAAAAAACGTGTGAAAAACAACAAAGTATTTTTCACACGTTTTTTTATCCCAATAAGGTCTTTCTTAATCCTATATGTAAATAGAACTTTTTATTATAATCCGGACTCTCATTTCCATCTTCCCTATATTTCCATGAAAAATTATTTTTTCTATTTCCCTCATTTTGCCATATATTTCCAGCTATTCCATAGGCATATATAAAATCTGCAAACTGCTCTTTAGTTTTAAAAAATGAATTTTCATCTACATTTTTTTCTAACGCCTTCTCAATATCTGAAATCCAAAAAGTTCTCTTGTTTATAGAATGGATTATACTAAAACATTCTTTAATGACAGTTGACTCATAATGTGTGGATAATTCATTTCTCAATTCATCCGTAAATTTAATTGAATATTCCTGCTGTGTACTTTTAAATAACTCCGAATAAAAAGCTTTCTTATCCGGATATTCATTTTTTATTACATTCAGCATCGTAACAATATCCCTAGGTCTTCCAAAACTGCAATTTAGCATATGATCCATTACTGGAATTCCATTAACCTTTTGTGGAAAAAATCTACTCTCTACTTCTTCGTTGCTTAAGTTAATTAATTCAGAATTAGACTTTTTAATTTTAGTCACAATTAATTCCATAAGAGGATGCATCTCATTTCCTTTAACCTTTTTTATCCAATTAAGTCGAATTTCTGAATCAGTAATTATTTTATTGAGATTAGACGAATTTTCATTTAAAAGTTTTATTATATCCGATCTTATAAGAATGATTATTCGACTATTGTATATGCCTTCTTTCCTTATTTGCGTATTTAAAGAATTCGACACTTCAATGAAATCAATTAAAAAATAAATCAGATTTTCATTCTCATCTAGCTTTTCTTCTAATTCATCCAAATCATCAAAAATAACATTCACTGGCATTATTTTCATGAGATAAAATAACGTCTTTTTCATTTTATCAATAATTTGATAATACGGACTTTTTTGAAATTTTTCATCTATACTATAACCTATTTTTGCGTTAAGTGCTGTTTCAATTCTACCATTTTTAATTTTATCACTGGCATTCGCTTCGTGATTATTTACAGTACTGTATGATTCCTTATAGTAATTCTTACCCGGATATCTTTCTTCTACTAATTGTTTTAAACATTTTAAATTTTTCTGTATTTTCCATAATTTCAATATATTTTTAACTTTAAATAACTTCCTCTTATTTTCCAATATTAGTTTTGACATTTCACACAATAAAGTATACTCAATAAATAATTCTTGCTCCTGCCTATCTAATGCATATTTCCCTTTTTCAAGATATAAATTCAAAACCAATTCTCGTTTATTCAATATCTTAGTGGGAATGCCCTCTTTATTTTTTTCTTTTTCAAAATACTTTGCTAAAATTGTTTTTCCCGTTCCTTTTCTTCCGGAAATGATATATTTATCTGGATTATCATTTAATAAATCATACTTTTTATTTCCATTATAAAAAAGGTTTTCAAAATTCTTATCTTCAGCTTCTTGCGAACCATCAGCTCTTCCAAAGTAAATATCATTAAGCGTAATATCTTTTCCCATGTTTTCCTCCACTCATAAAAAATCCATTCCTATAATACCCCTTTTTTCGACATTACGCAACGAAAAAGACACCCAGCAATACCAGGTGTCTCTTCATGGTTTTAAATACTTACGATCGGAGGAACCATCAAAAATGTCTTACCTTGTTACATTTCATCAATTCCAGTTTATACTCTATCACTTTTTATCCGGACATTGTGGGACATTTTCAAAATATCTTTGAATTTTTTTACGGACGTTCTCATCTGTGTACCGGATTCGGCGTTTCGGAAACATTTTGTTCATCTGATCTGCAACCTTTGGATACGATAAATCATCCAGAAAATACAGTCGGAAGATAATCCGCAACTCACTCTTCTCAATGGATTCTATGTACTCTTCCACCTGGATTGTCATTTCCAGAAGTTCTTCCTCCAGCTCCTCAAGCCTCCTGTTCCGCTTTTTCAGCAGCTGTTCTTTTCTGGAAATCACACCAACTGGTCTGCCAGTGATCTTCACCGTGCCAAGTGGCTTCTTGCCCTTCTTGCCACATGATACCGAATCCACAACAATTTGTCCATGCAGTTTATCCAATTCTTTCTGGATTTTTTCAATTCTCCGGCGCAGATCCTTAATCTCTTCTTTCATATCCGCGTACTCAATCAAAATGCCCTTGTCCACCGGTATCCACCTCCGCTGTAATGTCATACTTCCTTGCCAGATATTCCGCAACGCTTACGCTCTGGTAAGCCGGTCGCTTAAATCTCTCCAACGCCTTTGCATCATGCCGGCTCTCCAACTCTTCATAATGCTGCTGTCTATCTCTCCGCTGCTCTTTTCTGCTTCGTTTCTCCTGCAAATTATCACCTTCTATCCTCTGAACACTTCTGGAAGCGGCATCCACGCCGCAACCTTATACGGTTCTCCCTGTTCATCGAACCAGACACCTGTCTGGGAATAATACAGCGTTGTTGCCTTATCAGCTCCCTCGATCGTGACCAGAAACTCCGCTGCATATGCACTTCTGACATATGATTCTATGAACTCCCGTTGATCTGGGAGTCTCTCTGCTGTTGGAATCCATTTATTACTCATCTATTCCACCCACCTTTCACAATTGCTATCGCCTTTTCATAAGCATCCAGAACGCAACGATCGCAAAACTCATAAGCTGTTCCTTTACTTTCACCCAAAGATATGACGGCCTTTGACCGTTCCAGACTCAGTTGTTCCATCACTCTGTCTATGTCATATGCCGTTGGTGCGTGTTGCAGCATATTAACTACATCCAACTCCGAAAAAACAAGCTCTCCCGGATGCCGTAAATGTCCAGCATCTATAAATTCTATCAGTGCATCTGCATCAATTAGTCTCATTTATTTCACAGCCTTTCATTCCATTTTTCTATTGCTTTTTTCTGTGCTATTTCCTTCTGTCCGTTCCATTCCTTCACTGACACATGAGGTCCGAGACTTCCGCACCTTGAACAGCAAACTCTATATCCATTACTGCCCATCCTACGGATTCCTACTCTCCTGTCTCCGCAACCGCAAAACGGACATGGTTTTAATTTACTCATATCATTCTCCCTCTCTGTACGGCTCTGGTAGTGGCATCCAGGCATTCACAATCAATCCATATCTTGCATAGGTTTCCTCATCATCTACAGGATAAAACTTATCACTCCCGTCATTCTCGTATCTTCCAATATCTGGCAGCGTATAATTCTCAAACGAAACCAGAATATATACATCTTCTTACTCCCCTTTCAACGTCCCCAGCACATTCACACCAACTTCCCTCTCCAGCTCTTCATTCATCAGCTGAAAATATTCCTCGTCCTTCTGTGCAAAATGCATCTGGTGTAAAACAAATTCCAAATATTTCAAAACTCCCTTTCTTTTGCAATGATAGTTCCGGTACAAATAATCTACACTGATCAGCAAGAAGCAGTTCATTGCCTCTGCTGTGTGTTTATCCAGTTCCTTCTGACGTTCCTTTTGGAACTCCGGACTATCCATGATCTCTTTGATCTGCTTTCGGAGCTTATGTTTCTTTAATTGCTTATCTGCCCAACTCATTCATAAAATCCTTTCATCTTCCGCTTTGACACTGCATCGCCCTTTTGATACACACTGCATTCTTCCACGGAACACCCTCTGCTGTGACCTGTTATCTCGATATAGGAACAGCCGGCTCCCTTTGTATTTCCTGTTGCCCGGAACATGCAAGTCCTGCATTTATGCCGGTCCGCATTACTGGCTGTCTTATTTTCCGGCTTTGGCTTCTTGCACTTATCCGGATTCAGCCAGGAATACACGGTACTGTATTTTGCATCGATCAACCGCGCGATCTCCGCAGCACCTTTTCCTTCTTTCGCCAGTTCCAATGCTTTCTCCCTTTTATTTTCTGCCGGAATCACAACCGAATCCGGCTCTGTGAGGGGGGGGGTGGTACTTCCGTCCTTCTCCGTTGTCCCTGCCGGTGCTACTTCCGCACTGCAGTTTTCTGGTCTGTTCTGCTCTACCATTTCAGCTACTGCCTGTGCAAATTCCGGATTGTGATATGCCGGAACGTTTACCAGAAAATGATTTTCTTCCTGTTCCAGAATGTCTGACAGTAATCTGACATCCATACTTCCATCATCCCTTGTCCATAATACCGTCACTGGTTTACCTTTTATGTAGTCTGCCAATGCCTCTTTCAATGTCTTTTCTATCAGCATGATCAATCCTCCTACTTCCCACGCTTAATAATCTTCCGTTTCTTCCTGCTTCCAGTTCTCAGGAACGCACTCCGTTTCCCATTCTTCTTTTTCATCGCTGCATCAACTTCCTTGTAAGATCTGTCATGTCCTCATATTCACGCTCTTCAAAATTCTTAAACTTTCCCTGTTTCTCTGGCTGCTTCTTTGTTTTTGGCCTTCTCTTGCTTTGAACAGGATATAAATTCTTCCATCCACCAGCTGCAGCTTTATTCAGAATTGCTTTCTGTTCAGCCAGATCAGAGGACAATGATAATAAATCCTCTCTCAAAGCATTTACTTGCTCTTCAGAGATCTCTCCCCAGTTCTGTGATCGGACAAGGAGATAGAACTGAAAAGCTGATTCAAGGGAAGAATCGCTGAAAGCGCCCTTATATACATTACTTTTCTTTACTTTACTTTCCTTTCTATAAAGCGAATCCTCATTTGTCCCTTGCACATCATCATTTGTCGGTTGCACATCCGAAAATAAGCTGACTTTAACTAGACCTTTGCATTCTTCGGGTTTCAAAAGCCAATACTCACCATATACTGTTTTACTCCGTCGCTCGGATAGTACCGCCCAAAAACGACGCTGGATACCTCTACTGGTCAAGATCCCCCACCTGTCAAATAACCCTTTATCAAAAAGATCCACTTGCAGGCAGTAATCCACAGTCTCTTTTACTGTACCGGAACTGATGCCGCCGCCCATCCGCCTTGCTGTCGTTGCACAGTCGTCATAGCCCCATTCATAAAAATATCCATTTACTTTATATGCCCTTTGACACAAAAAGAAGTAGATCCCGAATCCCTTCCATCCTTTTGCATCAAGAAGTTTGTCTATCTTCTTATCGCCATCGAATATGTCAACCGACCATCCGGAATAATCAATTCCTTGTTTTGGTCGTCCTGCCACTTTCTATGCTTCCTCCATTCTCTTTGCGGAATTGCACCTTCTGCATCTCGGAAATTTATCATCCCTCAACGCTACCACCTTCCTTTTATCCGGTATACTCCTCAACTGTCACATCCAGTCCCTCTACCGCCGAATAACATTTCTTTGCCTGAACCAGTGCGATCTGCGTATCATCGTGATAAGCAACCCCGTTCAGTGCATCTGCTACCACCTTCACAATATTGTCCATATCCGGTTTCTTCAGCGGCAGCTCTCTTCCCTCTAGCATATCAAGCTTCCGTTTCTTCGATACGCTCTTTGGCGGAAGATACCTTGCAATAATCCGGAGCGTCACAGGCTTTTCTCTTTCCAGGAACGCTCCCTTTGCCATCTGCAGATACCGATCTTTGATGAAGTTCTCATACAGAACTGTGTTATCCGGTGTGGTGGAACAATGCTTCTTTGTTGCTGCATTATAATATGTCCGTGCTCTGGCTTTTCCCTGCGGCTTTCCCGGAACCGTAAACATTACTGATGCCATTTCCTTTTGCCCTTTCTGCCGGCACTTACACAGCAGATACTGCATAATGCCGGCTTGCTCTCTTATTACCAAGTTACGTGTGATATATTACTTTTAAGGAGATGTCATCAACTATGCGATAATCGTAATGTGGTACTTCTCAAGTTCCTCCGCCAGTTCATATGCCAGATAGTCCTTGATTTTCTTCATGGTTGCATTCTTCCATAAACCACCGTCTGCTTCTACAAGCTTGAAGGAAGGTCCATGGTCACCGTCCTGGATCCGGAATACATAACTGCTCTGTGGCTGCTCGATTTCTGCAAAGGTACGATATGGTCTGAGCTTCACCGGATTCGGTACGATCACATCCGTCTTATTTGCAATCCCGCTCTTGATCGTGGTTTTCTGGCTAACACCATCATCATCGTAGTTCGCTGTTGTTCCTGACTCGATATTTCCGGCAACCTGCTTCAGGACGGTCAGATCATCGGATTCAATGAAGTTTGCCTGCAGCTCGATCAGAAAACGTTCCTGGTCATAATAACGGTCAAACCGGAATTCATTTACAATGGCATCTGCCCTCATAAGCTCCTCCCTGTTGCGTTCGTCCACCAGTCCGGAATACAGTCTTACTTCTGTCGGACTGATCACATGCAGGATCATGGTCTCCCGGAGTTCTTCCGGTTTCCCCTTGATATAATCCACAATGGATGTCAGGGTGTTGACACTCAGGGAATCTGCCTTCGGGAAATAATGATATCTTGTGAGATTTTTATTACAGTATGTATTGCCGTTGATATCAAGCACCTTCGGCTCCATGCTGCCTTCTTTCAGATTTGTGATAAATTCAATTGCTTCTTTTAATCCTTCCATCGTTTTTACTCCTCCTATGCCTGTTTTGCTGTTCTTAAATCAATTACTTTGCCTGCGTGTTCCGGAACTGAATCCGCCACAACTTCTCCAGTAGCTTTATCAATTACTTTTCCATCTACCACTGTAGTTCCTACTTCTGGTACAACTCCCGGAACGTCCTGTACAGACATCTGTCCTGGAATCTGGTTGCCGATCTCGACTGCTTCTACTTCTCCGGTGCGGAGATCTTTTCCCATGCTCAATGCAGTGACTGCTCCGAGTGCCGGTGCAAGGGTTGTCTTCGTCTGAACTCCGGTTGCAATGAAGTTTCTTTCCTGATTCGGCTTAAATGCGATCGTTACCGTAATCTTTCTCGCTGTGCCGGCATCCGTGTTCGGATCCTGGATGTTCTTCGTGACCTCTTCGATTGCCCGGTTTACTTGCGCGGTAAATGCTCCGTTTGCAAATGTTTCTAAGTTAATGTGCTGCATAATTCTTTTTCCCCTTTCTTAAATCTATCCAAAAAATGATGCCTCAATACCCTTCGGATCCGGCTGCTGTGTTCCTGGCGCTGCCGGCTGGTCTTCCTGGACCTCCTGTAACTCCTGATCGGATACCACTCCATCATCTTCCGCCTTCACTGCATCCACATAGTCTGTCTTTCCGTCCTCATGGATCACTGCCATATCCTTGTCAATAGCATTCTGGAGATCAATACTCATGATTCCCCATTTGCTGATCAGCTGACGGAGCATGGTTTTCAGTGCCATTCCGTCAAAATCCTTAAACCAGAATGAAGAATACTTCCACATATCCTTTTCCGGAATCTTGCCCTGTTCCAGTAATTCCAGGGATCTTGCCCCGCCGTTTTTGTAAAATGCAAAAGAATACTTCTCAGCGTGTGCAAGCATTTTCTTCTTTGACCAGTACAAGGTCTTCCGGAAACCATTCTCATACTCGAACATTGCGAAGTATCCCATGGTAGGAGCTTCCTCCCGGAGGATATCATCATCAATCAGATTAACCTCCACTTCTTCATCCAGAGGATCATACCGGACAAGCTCCCCTTCTTTGATTGCAAGCACATTGAGCTTTTTGTAGTAACCGGAACGGATTGCCAGCTGAATATATCCTTTATACCCAAGCTGGAACTGTGCTTCCTTACAGCCTTTCTTCTTATTATCGAACGGGACCATATAAAACTGACCAAGCTGCGGGGACGGTGAAAGATTCAGCGCTTCTCCGAGTAATGCAGCGTTTACGATACTCGGGCTCGTACACTCCTGCAGCGCCGGTGTACTCTGCACCGCACTTACAATACTGGAAATGAACCTTGTCCCATTCTTTCCACCAACGACCTGATTGATCTGCTTCTTTACTGCATCGTTCTGCAGGTAAACAGATAACTTCATTGACTGGTCCTGTCTTGCCAGACTGTTATTTACTGCCATATCTTATTCCACCTTTCCGAATCGAATCTGATTCTTTAACATATATTCACGGAGCGCCATGATCTGCTCCCTGGTTCCCCATACACGGAAATCCAACTGGAATACCGGCTCTTCCTCTTCCGGAATTGAAACTGCTTCCTCTTCCGGTACAGATCCGGATGCTGTTTCTTTCTCTTCTGCCAGTTTTTCCTTCTGTTCAGCTGCGACCTGCTGCTTCGCTACCTCTTCCGCTTCCCTCGCTTTCCGCTCTGCCTCCATGCGTTCTGCTTCCAGCTTTCTCTTCTGGATATCGGCAAGCCTCTGTCCTTCCTGGATTGCCTGGTTCATATCCAGTGTCTTCCGGTAAACTTCCATTGCTTCAAACTTAAACTCCGGAAGCTTGCTGATCGTCACCACATCCGTACCGATCTGGTACATCCGGCTCTTCATCTGCTCTTCAATCTTTGGCAGCGTAACCGTTGCATTCAGCCACTTTTCATCCCAGATCATGTCCAGCTTCACAAAGCTCTGGAATCCGATGGACGCAAACAGTTCTTCAATCTCTTCCCGTTTTGCAGCCTTGCGGCGTTCATCAATCTCTCTAATCTGGGAGTCAATCAGTCCGATCGGTTCATCGATCAGAGCTGTGATTTCCTTGACCTGCTGCTCAAACTTGGTATACGGCTCCATGCAGATCTTCTTGACACGTTTCCGTTCGTCCTCAAAAGCTTTCTTTAACTTGTTCAGATCCGCCCGGTCTGCTTTCATATCTTTGAGCGAATCTTCTGTGTAGGCGATCGTCTTATAGTCCTTTACCTTCTCGGCAATCGCAGCCTTTAATTCCTCGTTGTTCCACAGGATCTGCTCTGTAAGCCAATTCTCCTGCGGATTTGTGATCCGTAATTCCATACGCTCCTCCTTCTTTTTTAGATCTCTGGAAGTATCAGTGGCGGTTTCCGTCCGCTTTCCACATACTTCCAAAACTTGATTTCTTCCTTCTGCAGATAATCCAGATCAGCCTGGACTTCTGCTCTTTCAATAAAATAATGTTTTACCTGTGTCCGGACATCTGTTCCCCAGTTACTCCGTAAATGTGCCCGGAGAACAACAAACTCATATCCGGTAACAAGCAGATAATGCAGCACCTGAATGTAATAGTTATCCGGGATCCGGTCCTTCCATTTCTCATATTGCATAGACTGCAGAATGTTGGTGGTCTTAATCTCCAGAATCCCTTTCCGGCCGTCCTGATCAACCAGCTCCCCATCCAGAGAAGCCTGCATGAACGGATACTCCAGACTCTGCAAGATCCGGAATTCATGGTGTGTGACCTGATACTGTGGATAATCCAGGCGGAACAGCTCCCTGATGAACTGCTCCGCCTCTTTCCCATAGATCACATAAGGCTTTTCTGAAATGTCTGGTGCAATCCTTCTGCCGGTCTTTTCTTCAAACAGCTCAATGTTTGTTTTGTATGGGTTCTTTCCAACCACAGCACTTGCATCACTTCCGCCGATTCCGTTTAACCGCCCCTTCAGCCAGGCTTTTTCATCTTCAAAATCATAGATTTTATAAGGTTCCATCTTTTCCTCACGCTTTTCATATGATGATATATGTATGTTCTGTTCCGTCTATATGCTGTTCTGCCACTTCTACCGCTTCCTCGTAATAACCGAATAAGCCGTAGATCCACCCATCAGAGCACCGAATAATCAATGGTTTCTTTTCCATTATCACGCCCCCTTTAGGTACACATCCTTCTCTAAAGAGACGAATTATTCATCAGCATTGTCAGAAATTCTCTCACTACCTTCAACGCTTCCAATTCAAGTTCCGCATCCGTTGCAAGACCAAGCTCCACCGCCCGGTTAATCACTTCCTTCGCCTCGGCTTCGCTTTGATCGCATTTCTCCGTCAGTGTCTTTTTAAGAGTCCGGACGATAACCGCCAAATCTGCCGTTAATCCCGGCACTCCCTCCGATGTCTTAATATCACATGTTCCTTTTTCAACTCTGATCATATTGACTTTCTCCTCCGATTTTCCTATAATTTAGTTGAGTTTTTTGTTATGTGCGCCACTGGAAGCTGCAACTTCCGGGCGCATTTTTATTGTCTTTACGCCTATCCTATCCAAATGATTTGCCAGATCCGACAAGTATGCGATCGCATTGTTCTTGTAATACTCGGATGTACCATCAACCCGATCCAGTGATCGAAGCTTATTGATCATCTTATCAAGCTCGGCTGTCCGAATGCTCTTACGCTGCTTCTCTTCTGGCATGCTCCCTCGCCTCCCTTATCTTTCTTTTCCTGTGCCGGTATTCCAACATCCGGAAGTATTCCAGCGCATACGCTCCAACCGCAAACACTGCAAGTCCAAGAGCTTCATACAAATAAAACAGTTCTTGCTGTTCTACCGAACACCCACCAGCCATACATACGAATCCAAACGCAATAGTCACTTTACTTAATGCCTTTGCAATCTTGTAAAACATCTCTCATCCCTCCCTTCTCAAATCGCAATCCCCTCGATTTCCGCAAACCGCTTTGCATTGATGAAATACACCCACCTATTTTCAGATGTATGAATACCATATCCCCACGGGAAAACTCCCTGCTGCAATCCTTTCCGGACTGTAACATGATTCATCTGCAATAGCTTTGCCGCCTGTTCAACTTCCAATCGAGGAATTACGTTGTCTCTCAGATCAGCGCTCGGAAGTATCTTCACCTCATCATCCAGCTTTGAAAAATAGTTTGCTGAAAGCCCAAGTGCTGTAGCGATCGAACTCTGTACCTCTTCTGATGGTATCTGCTTTCCGGAAAGATACTGGCTTACAGATCCTTTACTCTTTCCGATCAGACCGCACACTTGTATCTGATTTAACTGCAGTTCCTGCATAGCTCGCTTTAGCTTTTCACTAAATCTCATCATTACTCACCTACTCTAAAACAAACCGTATTTCTTCATAATCTCGAGATATTTCATATCAATCTTTGACTGATCTATCGCACAGTCGATCAAATGATTTCTTTCATCCTCTGTCGCAACTCTTGCAAGCTCTTCCTCTGAAAATAATGTCTGTTTTCTCATCTTGTTCACCTCTCTACTTTTCCAGAAAATAATCCACGGTTACGCCGAAGTAATCTGCAATTTTTTTTAACTTATCAGCTTTAGGAACATAATTTCCATTTTTCCAATTTGATAAAGTTGCTGTTGAGACTCCGGTTTCTTTAGATACCTGATAAGCTGTTTTGTCTGTTTTATCCAATAGTATCTGTAATTTTTCGTACACTTTTACACCTCCCATAATTCAAATATAGTTTGACATTAGCTAAGGTTTCTTATATAATCAAATTATCACCTAAGTTACACAAGAAACCAAAGCTATTAACTTAGTTATCTAAGCTATATCCGTACTATAGCATAGTTTTCTATGCTAGTCAATACTTTTAGCATAGTTTTCTAAGTTATTTTGAAAGAGGAAAATTATGTATGAGAAATTTGAAGCATTATTAAAAAAATACGGCGTAACTGCCTATAGAGTTTCTAAAGAGACAGGCGTAACAACTGCTACCCTAACAAGCTGGAAACAAGGCAAATACACACCTAAACGTGAAAAGTTGCAGAAAATAGCCGATTATTTCGGAGTTACAGTTGAATACTTTACGGGTGAAGAAAAGAACGATGATCCGCATGAGCTCACAGCAAAAGATGAACGGGATATCGCAAAAGATATGGAAAGCATCCGGAACAAATTATTAAACGGTTCAGACGGTCCTCTCTCTTATGACGGAGAACCTATTCCGGAAGAAGATGCCGAACTGCTCCTTGGACAGATCGAACTGATGATGCGCCGATTGAAACCTATTAACAAAGAAAAATACAATCCGAACAAGAACAAAAAGTAGGTGGTAGATCTTGAAAACACATGATGTTAAGCACTTAGTTGCTCGCTACGTCAAAAAATTTGAAACCAGAGATCCTTTTGAACTGGCAGAACACCTAAATGTAGAAGTCCAAACTGGATCTATGGGAAGCCGATCGGGATGCTACATGTTCCTGAAGAACCACAAATGTGTATTTTTAAATGAAGATCTGGAAGACCATGAACGAATACTTGTCATGGCTCACGAACTGGCGCATTCGATTATGCACCGGAAAGAGAATTGTTACTTCATCCGGAACAAAACTCTTCTGCTAACTTCTAAAATGGAAATTGAAGCAAACACATTCGCAGCAGAGCTTTTGATTCCCGATGATTTGATATACGAAAATCCAGGATTAAGTAAAGCACAGATTGCTCGAATTGCCGGGTATGATGAAAAAATAATGGAGTTTAAAAAAATATGAAAAAGATAATACATTTTTTATTTCCCAGAATAACAATAGCTATCACTGTAGTTTTCTTTTTATTATTTTTTGTTTATGACGGTTTTAAAACAGCATTTGACTATACTCTATTATTTTTTATCATGTTCATGCTCCCTCTTGATTTAATTATTGCAATTATAAAGGGAATTAAGAATTGGTTACTTAAGAACACGAACCAAATAGATAATGTTTATTCTTTACGCAAACAGTCTCAACACACAAATTTTCAAAACCCTTATGTTGACAAACCAACTAATTCAACTGCTGCCCCAAAGAATAATAATAAAGAATTAGAATATTTTGCTTCGTTATGTGCTGCAAGCTGCGAATTTGATAAAACTCAAAATCACATTGACGAAACTACTCATGGAAATGTTAGATATAATGACAAACGTTTTGCTAATGTAATAAATGATCCGGAAATACTTTCAGTTGTTTCACAACAAAAAGTCAAAGAATATTCCGAGCATATTATGAAGCTATGCAAAAGTCTCGGAGCTGAAATCCAGATCAATGGAGTAACCTACACAAAGACGTATGTAATATTAAAAGCAATACCAGCTCTTGGTGTAAGAGTACGTTCGATTCTGGCTCTTCAAAATGATATTGAAATTTCAATCGGAATGCCAACGGTAATGAACGTTATAGGTGAAAAAGGCTATATTGGAATCTTACTTCCAATACAGTATTTTGTTAAAACAGATATAAACGCTTAGTGCGATTATATAAAATACTTTATGTGTTCACTCTAAAGAAAAGAGGTAATGAGAATGGGATTATTTAATAACGAATCCAAAGAAGAAAAAGCTGCAAAAAAGCAAGCAAAAATTGACCAAAAAAATATGGAATTGCTTCGTAAATTTGGTTTAGAAGAGCTGCAAAATCCAGTTGATATTGCTTCAGTTAAAAACATCTTCAATGAACTGTCAGGAACCGGATTGATGGAACTGGGCGTAGCGCTTGGCGGTGGTTCTGATCGTGACATTCAAAAGAACCAGATGTATTATCAACGTGCACTGATCGAGCAAAACTTCATCATTATTCGCCAGCTCGATCGTATCACAAAGTTATTAAGCGACAAAACAGAATAATAAAAACAATTATAAAGTACTTTATTAGGGGGATTTGCTATGAAAAAACGAGGTTGTTTAACCTGGATTATAGGTTTCTTGATTATCTGTTTCATGATTCCTTTTTATGTATTGGCTTGGATTCCAGCAATAGGATTCATTATCTACTACCTTATCAAAAGGGATTTTTCTGGAAAAAGAAAACGTAACTTTATAATCAGCATCATTGTATTTGTCACTTCACTTCTATGGTTTATCTGGGCAGCTAATAATACGGTTGCTCTTACCGGCATACAAGCAGATTGGAAGAGCACGAAATTTGATGTATCAGAAACAACAGAAGTAAATATTACGCCTGTTCCTTCTGATGCAACAATTCGTAAATTAACTTTATCTGATAATGATATTGCTGAACTGGATTATGAAGACGGAAAAGCTACTATATCTTTTAAAAAAGCTGGGACCGCCAAACTTACATTTACTGCGAATGACTCCATTGACAGTAACACCACTACTATTACGGTCACGGACAAAAAAGCTGAAGAGGAAGCACAGAAAGCCAAAGAAGAAAAAGAACGTTTAGCCGCCGAAAAGGCAAAAAAGGAAGAAGAAGAAAAAGCCAAAAAAGAGGAAGAAGAAAAGGCTACCAAAGAAAAAGCTGAACAAGAGGCTAAAGCAAAAGCTGATGCTGAAGCCCAAGCCGCTGCGGAAGCTCAAAAGCAAGCTGAAGCAGACGCTGCTGCCAAACAAGCTGAACAAGAACGGATTGCCGCTGAGCAACAAACAGCTGCAGCCCAGCAACCTCAAACGTCTTCTTATGTTGTTAATACAAACACTGGAAAATTCCATTCTCCTTCTTGCAGAGATGTAAATAAAATTAAACCTGAAAATTATTGGGCGTATGATGGAACAAGAGATGATCTGATAAATCAAGGATATTCTCCTTGCGGACATTGTAACCCATAAAAAATAAAACCGCCCCTACTCCAATAGGGACGGTGAGCGATGAAACATACTCCAATATGTTTCTCTATTAAGCACTCCGAAGAGATACCTAAGTTGCAAATATATTGTATCATCTTCGGGCAGCCACCGCAAGCAGAACAACCGTTCTTCGCTGGCTGTATTTTTTATACCCATTTTTAAGGAGGATGATATTATGGGAAAGAGGAATCCGAATGGATACGGCTGTGTTACCAAGCTGAGAGGCAACAGATCAAGACCATGGTGTGTTAAAGTTACCATTTATGATGCAGAGGGACACGCCAAACAGACTCCGATCGGATATGCAGAGACCGAAGAAAAAGCCAATATTCTCTTGGCACAATACAATAATAACCCATGGAACATTGACCGGGAGAAAGTGACTCTTCTCGATCTGTATCATCGTTGGGAAAAAATCAAACTCCCGAAGCTCGGGAAATCCAGTCAATCTTGTCTTCGGTCTGCTTTTAAACATTGTTCAAAGTATTATGGTATGAAGTATCGGAATATCCGGTCATATCATATGCAGGAGTCAATTGATAACTGCGGTTGCGGATATGCCACCCAAGGGCATATCAAAAGTCTATGGGGACACCTTGATGAGTTCGCATTTGAAATCGACCTAATTGATAAAATGTATTCACAGATTACAACATCACCACCAGCATCAGAAACAAGCCGAACACCTTTTACAACAGAACAGATTGACGCTATCTGGGAAATTAAAGACCAACCTTATGTGGACACCATCCTGATCTTTTTATATACAGGATTTAGAATAGAGGAATTATTGACCATGACAGTTGATCAGGTGAACCTGGACGAGTGGTATTTTCAGGGCGGTATAAAATCTGCATCTGGAAAAAATCGTATTGTTCCAATACATGACAGGATCAAACCTCTTGTGAAGAATCTGGTTAATCAAGGTAATACCTATTTATTTTCCTATGACGGTAAAAAATTCAATGCAACCACTTATCGGAATAATGTCTGGTACAAAGTGTTGGAACAGATTGCACCAGGCAAGACACCACATGAGGCCAGACACACGTTTGAAACATTTTTGGATGATGCTAAAGGGAATCGGAAGTGTATCGATATGCTGATGGGACACAAGTCAAAAGACGTGGGAAACAGAGTATATAATCACAAGACACTAGATCAGCTAAGAGAGACTATAGCACTGCTAAAATAA